TTCTATATTTTCAAGTTTTCCATTCGTAAATTTGGCAAGATAATCTATACAAACATCTTTTGCTTTATCAGAAGATTCGTCTTCATGAACTGTTTCATAGCAATAAAAATTAAGAACACCGTGAAAATCAGTTGGAATAATTTCTTCTTCGATAACATCCATATATCCTTTTAAGAAAGCATCATCGTCATCTTTCCATTCATATTTTCTTTTACGCCAATACAAAACACCATCTTCATTCAAATAATATAGATCTAGTAAATTTTCTAGATCTTTGGTTTGAAACTCTTGATCATATGGATCTGGCAAAATATCCACAACTTCCAATGGAAGTGGCAGAGGGTAATTGCACTCTATTGAATCAAACATGCCCATTATGGATTCTCCTCCCACTGTGGAAGCTCAACATTTTCGATTGGTGCAAAATATTGATCAATTTTTTGTTCGATTCTGCTAAATCTAAATTCATTAGAAATTAATACTCCTAATTGAATAATTAGGATTGACAATATTGCAAACATTGTTACGCGATCTTGTTTCATATTAGTTAGTTACATTATTTTTATGGTTTGAGGGATCTTTGATAGTTATTTCTTCGTCTCTATCATTTTCAACTTCGTTCTCTACAAAATCCAGATGCGCATTTTCTGGCAAAACAAATCCGATACTTTGAAGAAAACGTTCAAAAGCATAAAGATGATCTTCAATTGTAGCTTCTTCACCTATTTCCATGCTTACTACGGGAAAATTACTTTCAGTTAAGTTATCCATAGTTTGGACAACTTTATAGCTATGAAACCAATGTAAGTTTTTATTTTTCATATTTTTTTAGGGATTCTTTCAGTACTTCATTAATTACCTCATTAACGGAGATATCTCGTTCGCAAGATTCCGCAATTAAAAATTCTAGAATTTCACGGGACCATTCACTAATATCTAAATCCATTTTAACAAATGGTTCAAGAGTAATTGCTTTAGTTTCTTCATCGAATTTGAAAGAAAGTTTTTGACCTTCTTCCCACCCAAGTTCTTGCATCTCATCTTCAGAAAATTGAATATAAAGATCTTTCTTTTCTAGAATTTTTTTAACTTTTTCCATATCTTATTATGCTTTAAATTTGACGATCTGTCAATAAATATTTATCACTAATTTGAATTTTATAGTGTCGATAAAAGTATAGAGTTTCTTTTATATCTAACTTGTTATGAAGCTTTTGCCAAATTAAATCAATTAAAAGAGCCGAGACATCTTCATAAAGAAAATACCCATCTGATAAAAGAACGGGCTCAAGTCCCATGTTCTGATTGGCAATTTGCTGCAAGTATCTTTCGATATTTTGGCGCGCCGCTTTCCATTTTGAGTCAAGCGTTTCGATTTGCTTTTCTTTGGTGAGTTGATTACGGAAATTTTGGTCGATTGCATTTGCTAGATTATTTACTAATTGTTGATATAGATTTATTGTTTGTTCCATACTTAAGTTTTCCTATTTCGAAAATAAACTTTCCTATATATAAGCTATATTTTTTATACATTTTATTATCTATTTTTAGTATTTTAAATTCAGAATGTGTGTTCCACCATACCAGAAAATTATAACCAAAAACATTTCGGTGTTTAAGATTGATTATATTCATTAGTGATATATTTAAGAAGATCAATACGGTTTCCAAAATGATCGCACGAACCCCAATCGCGCGCATTTACATTTTCATCATAATATTCTTCATTTTCTTCTAACTTATTCTTGAGTTCGGTCAACTTATCTTCTGACAAATTCATACGAATAAAATCAAGAACATGTTTTGCTTCTGAATCTGTCAAATGAAATTCAACATGCGAACCGTCAAATTCTGACCCGTAATTGAATTCAAATTTAATTTCTACTTCCGGACCAAACCCATGAAAAGAGTTGTTACTAAAATCAGAAAAATATTCGGCTTTTTCTTCTTGTTTGGGTTGGGTTATTTTTTTCATAGATAATATTGGAAATATCTACTATTTATATCAAAATATTCATTGACAGTCAAGAACTTTGACGGCATATGATTATAAATTTTTGGCTTTTCATATGGTTTTGGGTACCAAGCTTTATTCACAAAAGCATAAGTATAAGAAAAAAGATATGAATTTGCTTTTTGTATATACTGTTTTTTATTAAAACGAATTCCGTATTTTTGCATTTTAGTCACAGTTCTTTTTTCACAATCCAATTCAAGAGCGATAGTATTTTTAAAACCTATTTCTAATCTTTTTTTATGTAAATTTTTCCCATGAATCCAATCTTCAACAATAAAAAGGCACTCTTTGTCTGGAATCCATGTAGGCGGACCTTCTAAGAATTGATCTAAATGACAAGATTCATGCACAAGAATATCTAACCAATCTTGCATTTTTTCTTTTTTAGTTGCAACCGCAAGAGTTTTTTCATCAAAATATCCACTACATGGAATATTTTCTTGATCGACTTGATCTGTATATTCAAGACGAAAATTAATACCGTTTTTGACACACTGGGTCATGATATCAGATATTAACTTTTGTATATTTTTATTCATCGTATTCGATATGTTGTTAAACGGCCATCACGAATGATTGCGTAATCTTTAAGGTTTGTGTCAAGATTCCAGCTTTCGTATTCAGTATTTAATGCAGTGGCTGTTGGCTCTGCAACATAACTATGTCCAAAAACTTGCTTACCAATATTAGGTGAAGCCATAAATTCATTATAATAATCAAGCCACAAAAGACCACCTGTATTATCTTGACCCCCACGAGCAACGCCAACTGCTGAAATAAGCGCATTTTGACGATAAGTAACGTTTCTAAAATTTAGCCAAACATCTGGCAAAACTTTATCAATAACTTCTTCTACAGTAAAAGCGTAAGGAATTTGTTTCTCTACTATTCCAGCATGAGAAAAAAACCATCCTTGGGAACGGTGTGCGATTTTAAAATTTTCAATAAACCAATCGTCTTTAAGACCTTTATCATAAAAGACTTGACGAAAGGTCCCAATTTTACTTTTAGTTACCCCAGAGCACCAATAGGTTATACTTGGCGCAACGCTATTATATCCGCCTTTTTTATTATTATAAATGTAAGCGAGATCATGGTTTCCAACAAGAAAAACCATTTTACCAGTTTTTTCATTTTCCCAAACAAGGTCGCGTAAAAATAAACAGGTATCTTTAAAGCTTGCTACTTTAGGTGGCTCATGGAAAGAATCAAACCAATCACCAAGAAAGATAATCTCATCAAATGATTCTAGTTTTTCAATTTGAAAAATCTTATTAAGACTTCTTAAATCTTGATGGATATCAGGTATAATAAGAGTTTTCACTTTAATATTATACTTACAATTTACTTACGTGTCAATTTCTTTATCCCACAAAAACACTACATTATCATAATGTGAGAAATTTTTTTCTAATCCAGGCTTAAGAACTTCTTCCCATATTTTATATCGATTTGCCAGTCCACCACCAAGCTGTGAAATATAAAAAATTTTATCCATATTTTTTTCAATAAAAAGTTGTAGTTCAAGTGCGTAAACATTAAAATCAATTCTATAATGCTCGGGTTTATAAAAAGATTCTTCTCGATTATCTGGATTTCTTTTAGTTATAAAACCATAAGTTTGTTTATGGTCTCTTAGCGCCGCCGCTCCACCATAACCTACTCTACGAAGATTGTCACCAAACACAAATATAGCATTTGGATTTTCGTCTAGGAATTGTTTTGTAACAATAAAATTTTTGTATTTAGCCATATTATCCAAGTCCAAAGTTAATTACACTTTTAAACTTTTCTGGCTTTTTTATTTCTATCCATTTCATTGATTTAAAATTGGCTTCAAACCAAGTTTCTTCAAATTCTTCGGACATTGCATAAACGCCTTCGAACATTTTTTCAATAACTATATATTTAAACACCCCACCTTCATCAAGACCATTAATACCAAATTTTTCTATAAAATGTAAAGCGTCACTATATCTTGTATAAAAACCAACACATCTACAATGTTTACCAGATTCTTCTGGTACCATAGTTATGGTATAAATTGATTCTTTTTTATTATCAAACTGACGAGTTTCTAAAAGAGTATTATGATTATAAAGAACTTCGTACTTTGGAGAATCTTCGCTCATGTCCAAAAATATTGTCTGTACTCGATAACATTTTTTAAAACTTTTGTATCTTTATCAGAAATTAATTTTTCCAAACGGTGAACTTCTGCATAATCTGTTTCATAAGTTTCACGTTTAATTTCCGTCAAACGTTTTGCAGTTAATGGTGGGTAAGCGGCATCCAAATCTTTTTGTAATTGAGGCCTCTCAACGGTCACATATTGATAAGCTTTTTCAAGCCATTTTGCAAACTTAGCAGTATGTTGTCCAGATGCTTCCCAATCTACCCATCCACTTTTATATTCATCTTCATAAAAGCCTTTAATGAAAGCAAAATTTACGTCTTCAATAAGAATGCAAACATCAGTCCAAGTATTAGGAATTGCGGCACGGTATTTTTTATTTTTAGGATTAAAAAAACATTTAAATTCATACCAAGCGTTACGAATTTTGTAAGGAATTTTATAAGAAATATTCTTTTTAAACACGAGCCATTTAAGCCAAACCCCTAAATTAAATTTTGTACGCCATGTTCTTTTGTATGTAGCTGGATCAATAATATTGATTTTCTTAGTGCTTGCAGAAAAATCTTTAACATTTGTTTTCATTTTTTCTACTTTACGAGTAGTTTTAACAGTTTTATTTGGTTTAATTTTTACTTGTTTCTTTTTCATGGCATAAATCCTATTTTTGGTTTTTCAAGGCTTTTAATATTTCCAATAAGTTCTTCATCGCTTTTTGCATAATATATGTCAGCTAGGGTCATATTATCTTCAGGTTTGATATCAATGTCAAGTTTTTTAATAAGTTTTTCAGCTTGTTTTTTATTAAGGCCTTGAAATGAGTATTCAGCTTTCAATCTTCCTTTACGAAGTAAAGCCTCGTCAATATCTTGACGATCACAGTTGTAAGTAACAATAACATTCAATTTAAGAACGTCACCTAAAATACCATCGGTCATGTTTAATAATGTGGAGACAAGTGAAGGTTGATCTGAAAGATGACGTTTAGTAAGTGCTTTTTCCGCATCTTCAAGAATCATTACGCAGTCCTGCTTTTTCTTTAATAAAGAAAGAATAGAAGGATTTGTAATTTCATCTACAAATGAAGTAGGGAAGAAAATAACATCTTTTTTAAGTACTGAGGCTAAGTATCTTATGTAAGTTGTTTTACCTGTTCCAGGCCTACCATGAAGCATATAAAGCCCAGAAGAATTTTCGTGAAGCGATTTAATCATTTTATCACTCATTCTTTGAAATTCTTCACCATAGTTTAATTCAAGGTCAAACGTTTCTGGCAAGTTAATATTGAATTTAGAAAAATTAAAATTACCATAATCTTGATTAACCATGAAAACATTTGGACGTTTATCCATATCCATAAACTGTGTAAATTCTTCATTAACACATTCTTTGCTAGTAGGATAATAAAACATTAATTTGCATTTATCTTTATCGCGCCCACTTTCAGAACTGATTTGTATAAAATTATCTTTATAAAAATAAATAGAACCATCTTCATAATCAAAACTTGGTATAATAACCTCTCCACCAACGATAAATGGTTCCTCTCCCTCTTCTTGTTCTAATTCATCTATAGTTTTAGAAACTAAAACCTCTTCACCAATTTGAACAAGTTGGCCACCATTTTTATTAAGATAGTCAATAATTTTATCTTTAAAGAAATTTTCTCTATATCTTTTATATGATGGCATTTCTCCTTCATATAGAGAAGTGATTAAAGCAATGGGATTTATAAACTCCGAATGGAATAATCCAGTTAAAGTTAATTCTGGTAATTTAGATTTAGGAATTCTGTAAGAAAATTTACTCATATTAAAAAGGATCTAAACCAAAAAATGTAGATAAAACTACTTCAACACATGCTTGTTTATGTAAACGAGTATTTAAAGCAAGATATAAATCATTTTCACGTTCACGATTAGTATCGTTTGCATAATATTTAACTAGAAGTTCTGCCATTCGTTTAATTTCTTTTTTTGTTGGTTTCTTGAATTTGCTCATAAGAGAACTTGCTTCACACGCTTTATTTATTATAAATAAATTTATTAAATAATCAAGAAGAAAGTGCCCAAAGAGGGACTTGAACCCCCATTCCTTACGGAAACAGATCCTAAGTCTGTCGTGTCTGCCAATTTCACCATTTGGGCATTGGTGGAGATAACAGGAATCGAACCAGTATCCGCTGAATGCAAATCAGCTGTTTTACCATTAAACTATATCCCCAATTAGGCGATGAGGGATTTGAACCCCCGACAGCCTCGGTGTAAACGAGGTGCTCTACCCCTGAGCTAATCGCCTTTATTAAATTTTAACCAACTATAAACTAATATTATACACATTATTAACCCAACAGAGTAATTGGCAAACCACCAAATTCCAAATTGAGTTAAAAACATATAAATCATCCCAGATATGTAACCACAAATTGACATTAATATCAAGCTTAAAGAAACATCTTTGGAAGACTGATTTTTAAAAATTTTTAAGATTTGTGGAATATAACAAAACATAAAACTAATTGTCATTATTATTCCAAATATTTGTGCGAGTGTTTCTTTCATTAGTATATTTTAGGTATTTTAAACTTATTTTCAAACCATTTTATTAATTTTTTCTTTTCGCTCTTTAAATATGAGAAACGATATTGTCCAAATATTTTTCTCATTCCCCACGCATCCCATTCTTGTTTAGCCCAATGCTCTACCCAGTTTTCAGCTTTAAATGATTTAATAGCTGAATAGTCTTCATCTTCATGAAATTTTTTCCATTTACCTTTACGGGCGCAATAAATATGTCCTAATTCATGGAACACAGCTTCAGCTAACCCTTTTCTTGTTAATTTTTTGTCTATATAAATAATTTCATTTTTAACGTCAGCTTCCCCGTCTAGTTCTTTATTAAAACGAGTACGAAAAACAACTTTTACGCCATATTGTAGGCAAATCTGGCGTAAAAATCGGATGGTTTTTTCTCGATTCATATTATTATTTTAATTTTTAAAATAAAAACTATCTATTTTATGTGTAAATATAAAAAGAATGAATCCATCTCTTATTAAAACAGAATATTTGGCAACAGGGCAAGCAGCCCCTTTTACTGGTCAATGGGTAAATACCGCATTATGTAAAAATGGTTTTATTGTTATTTATGCTAGTGGTTCAAGCGTTAGCATTGACTTACAAGCTAAAACAGAATTAGATCAAAACCCAATGTTCTTAGCGGGTGGTTCAGCTGAAGCTGTATCTTTTTATACAGCAACTGGTGTTGGTGCTGGATATGGAGACCCTATATTCTTTGATTCTCCAATCGCAGAAATAAGATTAGCAGCTACAGCTGGGACTGCTCCAGTATTTGCTTATATAACTTACCAAAACTAATCTTCAAGATCTTCTTGAATTGGCTTTGGTTTAAAACCAGACTTTCTTTTATTAAGATAAGCCATATTAGGCTCAAGTTTATATTCTGGATGATCTGTATGAACTTGTGAATCTTCTACTGTCCACATTCCCATAAATGTCCATTTCATTTTTTTATCAAGCTTTTTCCAAAGCTCGCCGCCTTTTAATACTTGCATAGATGGCCAATACATAAACTAATTATACTAAAATATTTTAAAAAGTCTAGACTTTTTTTTATTTTGACTCTCAATAAAAATATTAAAGTAATCAAAAATTCCTTTATTCCAAATAACTAAGTATTGAAATGCATCAATCGCTGGCATTACTCCCATACTCATTATTTCTTCATTTATAATTCTATCGTGAGGTTCAAAATTATCAGTAAAATCATACAGATAATCGAGTACTTTTTGTTTATCATCAAAAACTGCGGAATCTACCATAACATCAGAAAACCAATTTTCTCCATCAATTTTTTTCTTTTGAGATTTAAAAACACTTGTAAATACAATATATTGATTAGATTCTTTTAGATATACTCCAAATATTACATAAAATAAATTTTTTGTTTTTCTTTTACTAAATTTTTTAGAAACATCTGCGACCAATCGTTTTGGAACAGCCCCAAACATAACATCAAGATGTAATCCATTTAATTCTTCTATATTTAGAATGTGTTGTAAATCCATGATTATAAATTATTATATAAATAGTATAATTAAAAATATAAAAAAGTGTAATTAATAAAATGCAAAATTTATTATTACCAGACTCTCAAGTAATTGAAACTGGAGACATTCAAACATTATCAGATACAATTAATTGGGGGTTAATTGATGTTGATATTCCAAAATTATGGGAAAAAAATAAAGGTGATAATATTAACATTATGGTGTGTGATACCGGAATTACAGACCATGTAGATTTAATAGATAATATTTTATTTGATAAAGCAATTAGTTTTATTGAAAATGAAGATTTTACTGATGGGCAAGGGCATGGAACAGCCGTTGCTGGTATAATAGCTGCAAAAGAATCAGGTTTTGGTGTTGTTGGGGTAGCTCCTAATAGTAAAATAATACCTGTAAAAGTTTTACCAAAAAATAGTTTTAGTAGTATAAAGAGTTTAGAACAATCTTTAGAATATGCATTAAAAATAAAACCTGATATTATAAATATGTCATTAGGCGGCCAATATCCACAAAGTGAATTATTTCATAATTTATTAAAAGAATTATATCATTTAAATATTCCAGTTATTTGTGCAATGGGGAATTTTGGTAAAAATTATTCTTGTTATCCAGCCGAATACCCAGAAACAATAGGGGTTACATCTTATGATAAAAATAGAAATATTTCAAACTTTTCCTCTTATAGTCAAGATGCTGATTTTGCATTACCAGGGGAAGAACTTCTAACCACATCTCTAAAAAATAGATATGCTATTGTCAAAGGAACTAGTTTTTCTGCACCATTCTTATCTGGAATCATAGCTATTATTTTAAGCGAAGCAAAGAAAAAAAATATAAATTATACTATTTGTCAGTTAAAAGAATTACTTATAAAAAGCTGTAAAGATTATGGTGACCAAGGTAAAGATAATGCTTTTGGGTATGGTATAATAAACATTGCTCTTTTAGATAATTTAATATAAATTAATAACCAAAAGCTTTTAAAGCATATTTAAAAGGTTTATGTTCAATCATTTTAACACTTTGAACCATTTTTTGAGCTACGTCTCTAATTTCTTTTTGAGCATGCTCACTATCACGTAATTTTAAAAAATTAGCAAAACTACGCATATTAAACATAATATCAGCTTCTATTTGTGTATTATATCCTCTGAAAAAACGAGCGCTTTCTTTTGCGCGCTTACGATCAATCCCATGAACATGAGTTAAACTATTAATACATTCATGATATAATTTTAAACCTTGTTCTGTATGTGTTTTAAGTTTTTCTATCCATTCTGTCGGCCAATCATGCGGAGTATAATATTTATCTTCTTTTAGTTCTTTATATCTTGCGGATTCAGCATTTATACTAGAGATTCTATGCTTAAGAAGATGAATGTGTGTGGCAATATCAGTATTTACTAAAAAATGAACGACACCTTTTTCAAATGGAGTTTCATGACCATTTGACCAAAGCATGTTAATAAGATTTTCAATACGCCCACGTTTTTCTTCATTTAAATCTCTTGATGTAGAAGTCCACGCTGAACAAGCAATAATTTCATCTGAACCATAATATCCAAGAAGTTCTACACGATTATCCATAAGATATTATTGTATTTTTAAATGAATAAAAATTCAAGACTTATCTTTATTTGGTTCAAATTGATAAAAATATAATTCTTCATCACCGGCAAACCAACGACTCCCAGTTTGTTCACAAGAAAATTCTTTACTAAAAACTTTCCATTTCTCGTGACCTTTTAATTCTTTGCCAATAAATGCGCCACCATCACGCCAAACAATACGATTTCCAGGTTGAAAAAAGAATTGACCACCTTTACCTATTAAAAGATGCCCCTGTTTATGACCGCCTGGATTTTCACTCTGCCCTGTTTGATGTTGCGGACCATAAGCCCAATCAAAAGTCATTAGATACGTAGCATCATGCCATTCACGATTTTTTAATAAAATTTTACAAGCACTATTTTTAAGGTATTCATACCTATTAACAGTAACATATGGTGAGTAACAATCCCATAATTCGAGCCAGTCAAGCGGAAAATTAGTAAGATCTTCTTCTGGTAATTTATCTGTTAAATAATGAATTGGTACACGAGCATGAACGCTACCCATATCAGTCATTACGGAAAATAAGGCGCAACGTCTATTTAAAGAAGTAAATCCAAAAACTTCTACAATTATAAACTCATTCGTAGATCGTGGTTCTTTATCATATAAAAAACTTGTATCTAAATAAGCAGAAAAAATAGGTATATCTGTATTAATATAAGCCATTTATGTGTAATATATTATATATACATTTATATTATGTTAATTTCCAAGAAAAATAATAAAAAAGTTGTTCCAAATAACCCAAAACCAGTTCAATTATCAGATTTTTTATCTTTTGATAATATATGGAAATTGGCAATTTTGGCATTTATGATTGCAAGTTTATACTTACAAAATAATTTTATTACAAAAGCCGAATATCAAAAAACTTCTGAAAAAGTACAAAGAATTGAGCTTATTCTTGGGCAATTAGAAATTAAAAATCAAGTAGACCTTTCCCAAACAAAAACACTAGAACTTATTGAAATAAGGTTAAGGCAGTTAGAGCAAATGGTTGCTATTTTGGAATCAAGGCGAAATGAAAAAAGGAACTAAAAAAACAATTAAGATAATGGTTAATTCAATGTTAGTTGTTTCTATGATATTGTTAACTATTTCTTTTTGTCTTTTTTCTGCTAGAATGGGTTTTGGTTTTAAAATGGAACCGCCATTCTGCTGGGCCTCATTTTTACAAATGGGTCTTCTCATGTTAACTAGCTGGGCTTTTAATAAAGAATTATTTTACTATTAAAAATAGGTAATATTCCCAACTTGTTTAAGGGCATGATTAATCATGCGTATATCGTCTTTATTAACAGATTTTAATTTAGAAATTTCTTCAAGTGCGGGTTTAAAGTAAGGCGCATGATCTAAAATAAAAGTTTTAAAATGCGCGTCACTAAAAAATAATGATGTAATACGTTCATTATCAATAGTTGGTAAGAAAAATTTTAAATAATCTTCTTTTCTTTTGATGATCGGTAAAGCAGCTTGAAAATTATTTTCGTCTTCAAAAAATTGTTGAGCTTTTTTTGCATCTTTTAGTTTAAAAAGATTTTTAATTTTATCTTCAAGACTACCGAGTTTAAGAGTTGCTATTAGTTTAGTTGGATTTGTTTCAAGAGGAAGTACATCAAATACATCTCCACCTTCTTTATGTATCTCAAGTGCATAATCAAGTCTACGTGGAGACACTAATTTTTTAGCTTTATCTGGCATACCATTCCACCACTCAAGAGCAGATTTTGCCCAATCATGATCAAATTTATTTTGAAAATATTCAATATCAGGAATAAATGGAACTTTAATTCTAATCTGGAAGCGGTCTGTTTGCGCGCCATCAAGTTCTTCTACATCATATTCTTCTTCATCATCATTTGGATTGATAGCTGCCCATACAACTTTGAGGTTAGGAAATTTACGCCCATTAATACTTTTAAATTGAATAAGCTCCATTGTGGCATTACGAATTTTTTTATGGCTACGATTGTATTCATCAATAAAAATAGCTTCTACTTTATCATCCGCCATTTTTTCAGGGAGAACGAAAGAAAGAACATAATCATTTCCTTTTTTAATTTCTTTAGGAACCCCAACAAAATCTACCCATGGATCAAGAGTTGATCCCGAAAAATATAGCCAATTTTTACAATTTTTATTAAAAATTTCTGTGACAAGACTCGTTTTACCTGTTCCATGGCGACCTTCAAGTAATACATTTTTACGGATTTTAAAATATTGGTCTAGTTTATTTTTAATTGTATTAATATCATTAGCCATATCAGTATTATAAGATAATTTGTATTAAAGTCTATTCAAAATTTTTAAGTTCATGGACTTTACAGCCTTGTGGAATATATGCTGTTGTACTATCATTTGTTAAAAACCAATTCCATTTTTTTCTTTGATCTTCGGGAATTTGTGCTCCATAACCCCAGCCATCAGTAAGAACCCATACAAAAGGTTTAGTTTTTTTATTGTTATAAATATAGTCTGTGATACAACGAAAACTCGTACCACCACCACCATCAAGTTTTTGTTTTTTTAGATCTACTTCGTAAACTTCGGTATCAAATGCAAAATATTTAACATCAAATTTTTCTGGATCAAGGCTTTTCGCCGCTTGAAAAAATCGTGGGGCTAAACCCCAACATGAACCACTTGTATCCATAAAAAACCAGGTGGCAACTTTTTCACTTTCAGTTTTTCTTAATGTTTGTTCAATATCAGATGGGAGAAATATATTAAAATTTAAATTATAAAGACGACGATCTTTCATTATCCAATGTGATTCTAATCCCTCATCTTTTGACATTTTCTTTTCAAAACGCCTAATAACACTTTCCCATTTCTTTTTATATTGTACTGGTTTATTTTCAATTTTTTGAATTAATCCGCCACGAACATTTCCGATATTTTTATTTTCATTTTTGCGCGCATTTTTTTCCGCATCTTCAGTAATATTTTTAAGACTTTCGGCATCTTCTTCAGAAAGATTGTTAATAATTTCTTGGACAGATTGCTCTGGAAAATCTCCAAGACCATTATGATCATTAATAAGACGTTTATTCTTTACAAATTTTGCGTCTTTTAAAAGTCTATTATAATAATATTCAAAGTTATTCCAAGGAAGAATATTAGGATCACCATCAAAAGAGTTATCTAACCAATAATATTCTGTTTTGGGATCTATTTCTTTACGATTAAATCTAAAATATTTAACAAGACTTTCGTTAACAACAATATCCATAGCTTGGTTTGCCAAGTCTGACATTTTTTTGCCAGCACGTTTTCCATGTGAATTAATAACATGTAGACATTCATGGGCTATAATAAATTTTTTATTATGATCTGATTGTTTATCCCAGAATTTTTTATTAATTAAAAATTCAATGCAGCTACCTTCTTTATTAAAGCCCACGCATGCAGTAGGAACAGCATTACTATAAATAGGCTTAACCAAACGCCAAAATTGATAAAATACTCCATGATGCTCAAGAAGAGATTCCAGAATTTGTCTGTATTCTTCATATGTAAGATTTTTATTCACGAAAATTCTTTTTCGGCAGCTTTTTTAAGCTCTTCTGCGTCAGAATAATATCCTGCGTTAGCTAATACATGGGGGGTATACACAACTAAATAATCATCTTCACTTTGCATCTTATTATGATGAATTATAAGAATTGCTCCGAATTCAATATCTTCATCACCTTCAAGTGAATTAATAAGATTTTCAACGCATTGGGTAGCCATTTCTGTTGGATTCGAGTCAATACTGGCTTTAATACTTTTTTGCCAATTGACTCCTTCTACTGTCCATGTTACTATCATATATTCAATATGATAGAACTATTTTAATTACAAGTCAACTAATATTACCAAGCTTTACAAGACCAATATCTGGCTTTCCATTTAGGGCCAGGATTATCACAATTATGTCTTGCACGAAAACTTTTTCTACGCGAAGGAATATTTTTCTTTATTTTCATATTCGGATCACCGAATCTTACAATAACAACATTTCCACTTTGATTTTTAGTATATACTGCAAATTTTTTAGGGCCACCTGGGGTTCTAAATGGTTTATTAAGAGTCACTTTACGACCTTGATATTCAGCACCTTGAGCTTTTTTCCAAGCTTCTGGTGATGGACGATCTTTATCTCCAGGTTTTGCTGGTTTATAATTTTTTCCCTCTCTTTTCTTTTTGCGTCTTATATTTTCCCAAAGTCCAGGTCTTTGTTTGGCGATATCGTATTCTAAAACATCTAATTCATCAAAAGCGACTTCTTCTGCGGTTACATATTCATTTTCTTCTGGAATATAAAGATTATCAACCGTAAGATCTTCTCCTGAAGCATCAACTTCAGATTCTTCCATTTCTTCATCGTTTTCTTGAACAAACATTACATAATTATGAATAGTAAGCATGTAATCTTCTGTAATTGCAATTTTACCTTGTAACCAAGATTCGGTTAAGTTTTCTTTAACCATAGGATCATTTAAAGATTCCAAAATATTATCTGCATGTTTTTTAATTGAGTTTATAGAACCTACAGACATTTCATAAAAATCATTTTTATATTCTTCCAAACTTTCAGAGGCATCAAGACTCGCATTTGCTTTTTTAAATTGAGAGTAACAAACGGCAGCGCGTTGTTTTTGATCGGGAAACTCTTTATTCATCGTTTCATCTCCCATGCAACGTGAAACGAAATCACCTTGTTTCTCTGATTTTTTAGGATTTGGAATTGGCATATATATAATTTACACCTAAGAATTTGATAATTTACTTCAAATCTCTCATATTTTTATATATTTTACAGTCCTGTTTAACAATCTCATCTGCAAAAATAGCATCTGTTCCTTTAAGACGACCTTTGACAATAACAATATCTCCTTCTTCTGGAAATGTTCCGCCATTTTTAGCTTTACAATCTTCGAATAATCCGAATCGACCATCAAAAAGAAGCACCGAAATTTTACCAGTATCATCAGCCAGATTAGCTTTAAAAAATTTATTGCCATTTCTAGATTTAGATTGTCTTGGCGGTTCAATAATTTCACCAATTAATAGCACTCTATCATCTTCTTCTTTTGTTTCAAAAGCATCTTTAATAGTAATAAAATTATTATTACCTTGTTTAAATATATTTGTAAGGTTTTGACTATAACTAAAACCCAAACAATTCTTCTCATAAAAGTAATTAGTCAATGCTTCATTGCGACTATTCAATTCAAATATCTGTCTATAAGGCATATATTTTTTCTTAAATGTTTCAAACCGTGATTCTTTAATTTGTTTTTTATCGACAAGTAATTGGATAATACTAAGAATATTTTTTACTTCTCCTTCGTCGTGTAGAGTTTTTACTAAACGTTTTTCTTTATCCGTAAGAAGATTAAAAGCTTGGGCTTGCAATACTAGGTGTGGCCTTGAAGATCCAAGGTCATCCAAAGATCCAGCTTGAATTAGGGCAGAAAGAATACCAATATTTAATCCAGCCTGTTTAGCCGCCAAGAAACAATCAATCTTATTATCATACTCTCCACGAAACTTAATAAGTTTTTCAATAGAACTATCTGAAACACCTTTAATAGCACTTAAACCATATCTAATATTTTCTCCTTCTACTGTAAATCCTATGTCTGACTTCAATAAGCTCGGTGGAAGCAATTTTATATTAAAATGCGGTAGCTCTCGCTCTATCTGCCTGATCTCTTCCATTGGGTCAGGAAGCTTCTGAATCGCATTAAGGCAAGCCGTAAAAAACTGAAGCGGATACTTATATTTAAGATAAACTGTCAAAGCCCCAAGATAAGCCACACAATATGAGTGTGATTTATTGAATGAGTAGTCAGCGGAATCCAACATGACTTTCCAAATAGCTTCTGCAACTTGTTCACCAAAGTTATTCTTTTCACAGATTTCAAAAACTTTGTCTTTCCACTTTGGCATTTCGTCACGCTTCTTTTTACCAATAATACGGCGAATATATTCAGATTCATCTGGAGTGAATCCAACTGTAACAAGAGCTTGAATTAATTGTTCTTGATAAAGTGGCAGATTACGAGTTTCTGCAAATACTGGCGCTAATTTTTCATGTGGAGCTTCTCCAGTAAAATTAATATAATCTTTTTCATACGCCAAAGCCCCAGGTCGGGCGATAGCATTTACGTCACTCAAATGTGCAATATTGGCTGGACGAATATTTTTACAAACACGATACGCGCAATCAGCACTAATTTGATAAAGACCATATGGTAGCAAATCTTCACGTTGAAGATGTGTATATACCTCTTCATTATCATCAAGATTAATATCTTCAAATTTCTCCGGAATTAATTCAAATACATTTTTAATAATCTCATTACTAATAAGACCAAGAAGATCAAGTTTAATTCCAAACTTGGCCGCAGTATTCATTTCATATGAAATTGCAAGTTCGCCTTCTTTATTAATTTCTACTGGAACAAATTTATCAAGAGGATAGTAAGAAATAAAATATCCACTAGCATGTGTTGATTTGCCACGAATAAGGCCACGCAGTTTCAATGCAATTTGATAAGTTTCTGGATAACGATCCGCCCAATCACGAAACTTTTCACTATTTTTATAGGCATCTTCAATATCCTCAACCACTCCAAAATGTTTACCAATAGTATCGGCTAAGTGGCTTGCATCTTCCTCGCTTGCTTCATTGACAATTTTATAAACATCTTTTACAAGAATTTTGCCAGAAAAAGTCGAAACAGAAGAAATCTTGCAAACTTTATTAGGATAACATTTCTTAAGCCATTCAATAATTTGATCACGAACCCCACCTAAATTAATATCAACATCTGGAGCAAGATCACCTTGAATATAAGTAACCCCATCAATTATTTCTTTCTTGGCACGGGTTTTAGAAATAAAACGGGTAAAGAAAAGATTTTTATCAACAGGATCTACGCCAGTCACGCCGATCAAATAGAAAATTAAACTACCGGCCGCAGAACCACGACCCCAGTCAATAAAAGCTCCAAGTTGGCGAGCTTTATGAATAACGCGCCAAACAAGAAGATAATAGTCAATAAAACCAAGATCTTTTACAATTTCAAATTCTTCTTTGATACGATCAAGATAGGTTTGTTTTTTCTTTTCTGGAATTTTATCACGAAACTTCTTCCAGCCTTCATTTACGAGTTGCTGAAGAAATTGTTCATTACTCTCGGCTTTTTCGGCCAACAGTCCTTTTTCTTCTTTTGTAAAATGAATATTTGGCAATCTTACCAGATTGACGTTCTTCATTTCAATGTTTTTAAATTGTTCTAAAAATTTCATATCTCAATAGTTAAAATTTGTTTTTTGAAAATCTCAAGACACTTTTCATTATCATAAACAGCATCATGTGCTTTCAAATCATTGTATTCAATATCATAAAGTCCGCAAAGGTGTTTAACAGAAGTCTTAACGCCTTTTTTGACATAATGATACATTTGATATTGCCAAGCTGTACGATTTTCTGGAACCGTCTTCAATCCCATGTATATACCTTTTTGAATACATTGTATATCTAAAACACGATCAAGGTATGAAAAATCTGATTTCAACCCTAGAAGTCGGCGCAATGTATTAATAACATAAACATCATAACCAAAAAGATTTGCACCAACAATTAAATATTCTGGATTATAAAGATAACTTTCAAAAAGTTCTAGAACTTCTTTAGGATCTTCAGATTTTTCTTTCCAATTATTATAATCAAAACGTGTAATTCGGGCGGCATCCGCAGACACATTAAGATCTTTCCAATAAAGCATATGATCTTCATTTTTAACAATTTTATGATCTTCATACACTAACCAAGAAAGTTGCCAAGGCCTGGCTAAGGCAAGCGCCAAAGATTCTGTCTCGGTGTCGAAAACAATATACTTTTGCTTTTTATTAAAACGTAAAAGATTACTTTGCATATTATCTAATTTTTAAAGTGCTCATATCATTTAATTTTGATTGTGGTACGAAATATGCAGGAGGTCTATCTCCATATGTTTTTTTCCATTCTTCTTTTTTTGCATCGATACCATTTATCCAACCCATCACATTATAAACTCCATTTTTGCCAATAGCAAGAATATAAATTGCATCATCATTGTCATTGTCTCTAACAATTAAATCATAATAATTTTTTGATCGTGTTCTTACTTGAATACCTTGTAAATCATTAGCTTTCCAAGTATTTACAGAACCATCCCAATAAATATTTAAAAATTTAGCAACAGCAAGTTCTCCAAGCGCCCCTTCAATATTGAGTTGCCATCCATGTTCACCATCATATCCATAGGCATCTTTTTTATCTTGTGCGATTGCGAAATAATGTCTTAAGCCTCCAATACGAACGCCAGATCCAATTTCTTGACTAGTTAATTTTACTGAATTTTTCATTTTATAAACTATCGTTAAATTCCTTCCATGACTCCATACAAAATTCTCGGCTACCAAAATGTCTTAACTCTGGTTTTTGAAATGTAGTTCTATTAAGAATACAACGATAGGTCATATAAGATTTGAAATCTTTACGATCACGATAATAAATGGTTTTAGATGAAATAATTTCATGATCTTTAATTGTTTCTTGAATATGATTAATTAATAGCCCATCAAATGGTAAACCATTATTCTCAATAAAATATGTAGGATCTGTAAAATCTAATTCTGGTACACACTGACGGCCATATAAAAGATTATAATAAACATATGAATCATAAAATGGTACCGCTAAAGCAAGATTCTTACTCCAGTTTTCTTTGAGTGTTTTAAAATCAAGTCTTGGGCGACCACTATAAATTCCATCCGTAGAAGAAATATTATGCAGTTTAATTAAATCATTAAAAGAACCTTTTGTAGAAAAAATAATAAACTTGCTCTCAGTTAATTCTGATTCTGGTGTTTTGTCAGTGATATCTCTACAAACACTAACCCTATAACCAAATCGTAAATCAAGTTTAGCTTTCTTAGCATTTTCATATGCTTCTACTAATCCAGTTAAAGTATTATCTACAATAAAAACTTCGGATAATTCGTAATCGTTACAAATATCAAAAATCGAATCTGGTTGATTTTGTAAACGACTTTCTTTTTCTGTTGCTGGGTCTAATGTTAAAACAGAAGTAAGAGAATAATTTGATCTAAAAATTGGTAGCATCTTTGGTAAGATAACAATACTTTGTTTAAAAGTCAAAATCTTTATTTGATTCTTTCCAAACTGGGCAACCTTCATATTGCCTAGTTTCAATTCGATATTCCGATTTCAGATCTTTCTCTTTAAATTCCTCATTAGCAAAAATAGATTTAATAATTTTTCCATCTTTATCAATAAGAACTTTATATTCAATAGGATCTAAATATGGGCATCGCCATCCAGACTTTGTTTTACACATCCATTTTTTACTAAACTCATGGGCGGCGAAGTTAGATTTTGCTTTTTTCTCGTCAAAATTTTTCAGATATTCGCTAATGTATTCAAGATAATGCTCAAACCCACGAAGCTCTTCTTCATTAAAATGTGGACATTCTCGTTCTGGATCATCTGGATAGCGTAAAAACAAAAACTTAACTAAAACATCTTTTTGTTTTTGATATTTTTTCCGAACAGCTAATGAATACATCATTCCTTGCAAATTACTTTCAAGCTCATCTCCTTTAAAAGCTTTTTTGCTAGACTTAAAATCACGAATAATCATTTGCTTTTTATCTTTAAATATGCGATCAACAAAACCGCCAATTCTATATTTTGGTTCTTCACTTGTGATATCGAATTCCCATTCGGACCCAATAAGCTTATAATCTCCAATAAAATCAAATTTTAACCCAACAAGAATCATTTCATCAATACATTTAAGATTGGTAATTTCTTGACCACTCTTTTTTAGTGGGGCGACCATCTCATCTAAATTTAATCCTTCACGTTTGGCTGCCTTTAGAATTAATTTAAAAATTGCAGGGTACTTGAGACATGTTTTACTTTTTACAATTTTTTTAACATAATGCTCGTGGCGAGGATTTGCTAATACTTCAAAGACTAAATGGGCAATTGAACCTCGCATTGCTCCAGAATTATTTTTTTGTGGTAGTTTAAGATTATAATTGCAATAATACATCCAAGAACATGATTGCAATGTTTTAATTCTACTAGCTGAAAGTTTGATTAAGTCACTCATAATGGGTATGTTGGATCTACTTGAGTACAAGAGATTCCGTAAAATTTAAATATATCTACTGCTTTAATATCTCTATTATAAATATCTTTAAAAATAACATGCTTAATTCCATAGGCTGCAATATTGGTTGCACATGCGGAACATGGAAGTAATGTACAAGCTAAAATTTTACCTTCGCCCATTTTAATTCTTGCTAACGCATTGCTTTCGGCATGAATCATATATGGTCTTCTTGCATCACGATTATTCCAAAATTCTGGAGTTACATTAACACCAGCTGCAAGACCATTGTAAGCAACAGATAAAACTTCATTATGATGTCCAAGAATACAAGCCCCAACCTTTTGAAAGGGGTCTTCTGATCGTTGCATGGCAATAGCTGCCAAATTCATTGCGTGTTCTTCCCAACTACTTCTCATAAGCCGGAATACCACTCCTTATTTTCTTCTATGGTTTGGTCACCAAAATCATTTTTAAATGGATGAAAAATAATAATTTGGGCGGGGTCAAAAAACTCTACAAGTGTTGAGCGTATTTTTGTAGCTGCTTTTTGCCCCGCCCTGTTTTCGTCATTGTTGGTAGCAATAACGATACTATCGGGATCAAGACGAATTATTGCTTTTAACAGGCCTCCACCAGCCTCAGTCCCGAAAGTTATTCCAGTATTTTTAATACCACTTTCCCACAGGGAAAGCATATCACCAATGCTTTCAACAAGAATTAATTGTTTTGTTTCTTTAATAAATTGATGACTAAAAATAAATGGATATGCCCATTCATTTTTGCGCCCAATATGTTTCCATTTAATTTTAGATTTACCTGTAACATCACGCCCCGAAAATCCTTGAATTTTTTTACGAGCATCAAAAATTGGAAATACATATCTTTGATACATTTTTCCTTCTGTGCATAGCCCACCTTGAAAAATTTTTAATGTTTCATCACTAACCCCACGACGATTCCAGTAAGATCCGTCTTGTTTTAAATTAACAATATCATCATTAGAATAATATTTAGCACTTTTATTAAAAGGATCTTCTATATCATTATTAAATCCAGTATAGTATTTTGCTTTATCTTCTAAAATTTGTTCTACTTGTTTAATATCCTTAAGGTTAAGAGTTAATTTAAGAAACTCCTCTAAAGAAAAAACATGTCCTGTTACAAAATCTTTTACAATATTGTTTTGTAAATAAATACCTACTGATCCAGGGTCATCGCCACCACGATAGCGAGCAGTACAAGTAAGATAAGTACCATAATTCCTAGGATTACACCCAGCATCTTTTAAAAGTTCTAAAAGTCTCATATGATTTCTTCTTGAGGCTCGTTATTTGGACGATCAAAAATGTTTACATTTACTCCATTTTGATGATTAACTATATCTTGAAGCGTTCCTTTTTCTTCAACATGGAAATTTTCTACATTGAATGAAATAAAATTCTTACGATACACTGGACGGTTATTTTCAATTACTCGAACAAGGTCATTATGACCATGAGCATGTTGACCTTGATAACGAGATGCAAGTTCAATCATCTTATGCGTTCCAAATTGTGCGCCATCTTCCGCCTGTTCTTCAAGAGTCTTACGTCTAAAAATACCAACATATGCTGCAAACCATTGAAGACGATCTGATTGTGCAATTGCGCTAGAATCGTCCGCCCCATTTTCGGCGCTACGATTTAACTGGCAAGCCGTAAGAATTGGAATATTCATACGAACAGAAAGTTCTTTGAGACGATCTACTTTATCACCAATTAATTGATACTCTTGTTTTCCTTTTTCCATTTCACCAGTCAATTTAATGTAATCATAAACAACAATTGCAGGATTACCACGACCAACCTGACCAAGATACCAACGTTGAATAATTGATTCAATTTCTGCAATTGGTTTGCCAGCAACTTGTAAATGTTTTACTTTACCCTGAGCTTTCGCAAGTTCAGATTTTTTACTATTCCATTTAGCCAAAAGTTCTTTATTGTTTTTAAAATTTCCTGTTTCAAGCCACCACATCGGAATACCAGTAATACTACTCGCAATACGAAAACGAATTACATTTGTTTGCATTTCTGTATCCAAAATAAGGGCTTGCATATTTGGATTAATTAAAGTTGCTTTAGAACAAATATCGCTAAGAATTGTTGACTTGCCATGCTTAGGGCGACTGACCCATGCATAAAGTTCTCCAGGTCTTAAACCTCCATACATCTTATTAAAAAGTTTGTATGGAGTAAGATATCCTGTTTCACTAATTGGGTTATTAGCCCTATCTTCAACCATCTTTTCAATATCGTGAAAAAGATCTTCTGGATTTGCTTCAAGATCATATGCAGTAACACGATCATTATACATTTTATCTGCTAATGAAATAATTTCATCTGGAGATTTATCTCCAGAGTTTTCCATAGCTTCTGCAATCATTGAAGCTGTTTCAGCAACTTCCCTACGAATTGTAATTGTTTTTAAATTTTTACACGCATCAATAAGTGACTTTTGACTTATTTTTAAAAAAGCAAGGCTTTCAATATAATCAAAAATATTAAAATCTTGTTTAAAGTTAATACCAAGATTTTTAATCTTTTCTCCAATTATTACAGCATCTAATGGTTGACCTTTCATGATTTGGCCTTTAATCACGCTAAAGATAGTTTTGTGACCATTAGAAAAATCATTCTCATTAATAAAATGAGATACCTCAAAATAGACTTGAGGATACTTAAGAAAACCAGCAAGAACGTGTTTTTCTATTTGTACACTACGAATTGAATTCATTTTAAAGTTTATCTTTAATTACTGCATTGAAAGCTTTCTCAGCAAACTCTCTCATATTTTCTTGTTTATTGTCATCAGTAAAAGTTGGCCAAACAATTTTATAATCTGCACTGTTTTGAATAATTGAATCATTAATTGATTCGTCCATATTGGCTGGTGGCACTATTTCACCATTAATTGCAATTCTTTGCAAATGAATAAGTATATTATTTTCTTTTGCTTTTAGCCAGCTAACTTCATCTTGTTCATATTGTTGATAACGAACATCTGGTATAATACAGATATCAGGTTGAAATTTTCTAACTCTTTGATCGAGTAAGTTTGTCCAATATTTTCCTTCTGTTTGTTGACGTTTTACTTTGCCATACCAAACTAAAAACTCACGAAAAGTTGCTTTTTCTTCATTATTATCTGTGAACACGTTTAGCCCAAGATATTCTTCAATAAAATCTTTACAATCTTCTTTAAGAGGTTGAGCTAGAGAAGTCCTATAAATAGTTAAACCTTTAGATGCTCTAATAAGATTTTCAATCTCAAGTGCCAAACTGTCTTTACCTGATCTGGCTACACCAGCTATTCCAATATACAATACGCTCATACATATATGATAACGAAACTTATTTTAATATTCAAGCTAAATTTCTATATCAAATTTTTCTTTTATCCACTCTGGGCTTAATAAATGAATTTCATTTTCAAATACTTCTATAATTTTAAATCCATTCATTTCTAACCAAGAATATTTTTGTAAATCTCTTTTAACGCTATTTTTGAATCCAGTTTTTGTTTTATGAAAATGTTTAACAAACTTATCATGTTGAAGCCCATGGGTTTCTACAGCTATTTTTTTTGTAAAATTAATAAGATCACATTTCATTCTTGTACCAAAGACAGGAAATTCTTCAACTACAACATGAGTATTCCAACAATGCTCAAAAAATTTTTTTACATTAAATTGAACTTTACTTTTACATGGCTTATTCCAATCAATTAAAAATTTATTGATTGTTTTATTAACTTCTTTACCAAAAATATTTTTAAATTTCATTTAATTTATTTGTAATAAGATCTTTATTATTAATAATAATTTTTTCAGTAGAAAATTCTGGGATTAAATTAAATTCATCTATTAATTTTGAAAAGTCTGTCCAAACTATAGATCCTTCCGCTTTAGGATTATAAATATTATCTACTAAATATTGCACAATTGTATCATGTTCTGTGGTAATAAATCCATGTGCAAAATTTTTAGGTACATACAATTCATCACCTACTTTCATTTTAAAAATATGTAATTTAAAATAATTTTCAGTATTTTTTCGTAAATCAACGACAAAATCTATAATGCCACCTTGAATCAGCTTAACAAGTTTTGACTGTGCATATGGATTTATTTGAAAATGTAAACCTCTTAATGTAAATTTTCTATTATTAATAGAGATATTTGATTGTATCCATTTATTAGAAAAATCATTTAATGATAATGGCGCAAATGCTCCACGATGATCATAAAAAATTTCTTTATTAATTAAGACGGGATTTTCTAAACAAATTTCAGACATATCTAAAATTATTTTTTAGAGATAACTGTTAAACCATTATTTTTACTAAAATGTTCTAACACTGACCATTCCGGATTTGCAGCTATAAATTCTTGAATAGCTTTCCATAAGCCTGGTCCCAAATGTTCTTTTGGCTGTCCATCATATTGCTCTTGATCTATATTTTTAAATATTTCGGTATCATGAAAAACGATATATTTATTTACATTTTTACCATGTAAATTTAATTCTGTTTTTAATTGTTTGTAAGTATGTAAAGTATCTATAAATAATAGATCAGTATTTTCTATTGAATTATTTGTGGTGTCTTGCAATAAGAATTCAAAATTAATCTTTTCTTCTTCAGCAAGTTTTTTAGCAATTTCAATATTTGGATGATAAGCAATATCTATAGATTTTAAATATTTAGGTCTACCTAATAAAAATGCCCAAGTAGAAACTACAGATCTAACACCCATTTCTGTGATATGGTCACATTTTTCTGCATACTTTTTTAAAGTAGGTAAATGCTCATTAATATCAGATTTTTCATTACATAAATTATTATAAATATCAATTATTTTCATTTTTTTAAATCCTCATATAAATCATTTATTGTATATGGAGACTGAACTAATTTCCATTTTAAATCTAAATGCGTAACAATTAAAAGTGGTATTTTATCAATTGGATAAATTTTATTGATTCCACAATCAAAATAAACATTTGACGCCCCTGTTTCAAGTTTACCATACCCATTGCGGGCGCACGGTTTTATTAAATAATTTCCAGAATCAATACATTTTTTTAATTGTTTTTTACTTAAAAAGTAGCTTGCTTGATGATGATTTGTCGTCTCAAATAAATTATTATCAATTTTTTTTAATTTTGGTCCATTTAATATAGCTGCAAAATCAATTAGTTGACCACTTTCTTCTCTAATTAAACCTATAGGATTATGTTCTCCATATATATCAAAGTTTTTAAATAAAAATTTTAAAGTATCTTCTGAATAAAAAATATCGTTTTCAGTAAATACAAAATAATCATAATTATCAATATTTTGTGCAAAATATTCTCTATGTTGAAATGGTAAATCTTCTCCAATGGATTGTTCATAAATAAAATCTCCATCCTTGGTAGAAAAAATTTTAACATCAAAAACAGTATCTTTAAAACAATCCTTAACAATCGGAACTGTTTTCCTTCCACCAAAATCAGCGATTGCAACTAAAATTTTCATAATTTGAATTTACCAAGGAGTGCCTCTTTTTAAAATTGTATAAACAAAATCATTTATAGACATATTATGCTTCATATAAAACTGTAAATCCCCATTATTATGAACAAAATCTTTGTTAGCAGTTGTTTTGCACATAAAATGATATACTAAACTAGCCCCTACACCAATAAAATTTCGTACTCCTATATCATATAACTTTTTTGCAATATCTGGATCGCTACCAAATCCAGGAGAAAATTCTTCTGAGTAACCACCTATTGTTTCCCATAAATCTTTATGTATCATATTTGGTGGCCATGTAGAACCATTCATATTTGGTTTCAAAGTTTTTAAGAATGATAAATCATTTAATAAACGACCCAATTCAAAGTTATCAATATCTAAACCATAATTATATGGAGCTAAACAACATATATTATTATCCTTTGGTTCTATCATTGTACTTGAAATTAAAGATTCTTTTGGTATATTATTAAGTTCACAAAATTTAAAGATTTCTAAATCCCATTCAGGCAGTGCAAACATGTCATCATTAAAATAAAATATCAAATTTTTTGATGATAATTCGTAAGCCCTATTCATTGCTTTACAAACCCCGATATTTTCTTTTGAATATGAAAATTTAATATTATTATTTATAGCATAATCTAATGTTCCGTCATTACCTTCATTTATATGAAGAATAATTTCATGATTAAAATTACTATATTTTTGAAGTGATTCAATACATTTTGTTACATATTTAAAATTATTCCAAGTTGGAATAAGTATTGAACATCCTTGTTCTATGTCATTACTAATTTTCATTATCTTTTTGTAAAATTGGTTTAGAATATCCTGTCATATTATAATATGAATAATTTATTTCTATTCTATTTTGGTCATAATCCCATAGAAAAGAACACGCTCCAAAATGTTTTTGATGATATTCTATTTTCAAACGACTTCTAAAATTACTTAACCATGAGTAATGCTTAATAAATGTTAATTCTTCCGGTATCTCTTTAACGTTTAAAGTTTTACAATAAAGTCCATTATTATAATATATTTCACAATCCCATGCAAAATTTTTTATACCACCATTAATTTGATTATTAAAAATTCTTACAAATTTAACAGAATAAAATGTATTTTTATCATGAAAATAATTTTTAAAATATAGTTCATATGAAGGAACTGTATTATGTTCTTTTAAAAATTTAATAGTATTTTCGATATCTTCAATAGAATATATTTCGTCTGAATCCACCAGCCAAAGAAAATCAATGGTATGATTTTTTAATAATGGTTCTAAGGCAACACTTCTAAGAATATGTTCTTTTTTAAATTTTGGCTCATTAAAAAAATAATCGATTTTTTTATCATCATACAATTTTTTTAAATATTCTGTTGTTCCATCTTCTTCGATTCCTTCTATCGGAAACTCCTCAAATGGAGCAGAAATTACAGAAATGTTTATATTGTATTTATTTTTTAGTTCTAACCATGGAGATATTGAATCTTTAACATATTCAATAGTATTATATCCACAATATATAACCCCAATATTCATAGCATTTTTTTACTTTCTATTATAAGATTATTTATCTCATTTTGTATTGAAAATTGTTGAGATTTATTATATATTTCTTCATAATTAAAATCTATATTTAATGCATCAGAATATTCTTCTATAGATTTGCATATTTTTCCACCGCACATATTAATAATTTCTGGTAAACTTCCATAATTAGACCCAATGATTGGCGTGCCTTTGGAAACAGCTTCTAAACAAGTTCTTGGAAATGTGTCCATAATTTTTGTTGGCATAATAAAAGCTTTCGCTTTTGCAAATATATTTTTATGATTTATACCTCTTTTTAATTCGCCCATAAAAGAAAAATTAGATATATTTAAATTATATAAATAATTTTCTAAATCTGGATTTCCACTACCATATGCTACAAAATTATGATTTTTGTTAGCTTTTGCTAAATCGATAAAAATATCTAAACCTTTAGCTTCTAATCCCCATTGTAATCCAGCACACCATAAAAAATAATTTTCTTTATCTTGTGTATAAAATTCTTCTTTTTCAAGACCCGTATAACATTGAAAACTAATTTCTTCTTCCCATTTATTTTTAATCCAATTATTATATTGGAATTTAGAAACAAACCTATACTTAACATGATCATATTTTTTAATCCAAGACGGCTGTTTTTCACAACTGTCTTGAAATGTACAAATAATTGGTTTATTAAATTTTAATAAGGGTTCAATGCTCCAATAACTTTGAGACCATATAATATCAAAATCTAAATTTTCTAAAACTTTTGCTACGGAATATGCAAAAAAATAACTATTTTTTTTAGAAATAGATGTTGGCTCTTCGTTTGTTTCATATATTTTAAATGGATATTCTTTTTTAAAATCTCGTTTTGGACACACTACAAAAAAATTATTATTTTCTCTATGTAAGCCATTTGCCAAGTTTTCTACACAAGTCTCGATACCACCATAGCTTTTTAATGGGAATTGTTGCACATAATCATTACCAATTAAAGCAATCTTCATAATTTTAAATTATGTTTTTGATAATTTTCTTTGAAATCTTCTATAGATTCATGAACTTTATGATTAGGTTCAATACCACCAGATTCTACTTTCCAATGTTCTTTCCAAAAATTTTTATTTCTCAAAATTCTATTTTCTAAATTTAAATAACCATTATGTATAACAAATGGAAAATTATTACTTTGTAAAGAGTTAATATCATTTGGTGTTTGTAAAGAATATACTAAATTACCATTTTCATCAATTAGTTCACATGTATCACTTTTAGAAGTATCTATTGTTCCATCTTTCTGTTTTGCAAAATTAACTGGTCCACGGTATAAACCTTCTTTATGCATATACCATTTTGGTGTTATAGAAAAATAGTGATCTTTATCTTTATAAAGATTAACTGAAGGTATCATTATAGATTTTGCGGGTGAATATTGTAATTGATTTGCAATATTTTCCCATATTGGTTTTTGCCATAATGGTATGTATTCATCCATATCAAGACCAATTTTAATTGGCTTACTTGTTCCTTGAAGCGCCGTATTTTTAATTTTTCCATCTAATAATGGATCAGTATAATCTATATTTGTTTCTATAATAAAAACATTTCTTGTATGTCTAATAATAAAATCTAAAATTTTATTTGTAGTATTATCTTCACTTGTATTAACAGCAATTATAACTTCATCTGCAAATTTAGAAAAACTTTCAATAGCAAATTTATAATTAAATCTATTTTTAATTAAATTAAAAGCTGAAGTATATATTGAAAACATTATTTAGACAGTATTAATTTAAATTTATCAAATAAATAACTACATATTTTTTGATTAGTTTCTAAGAATGTTCTTAATTGATCCATTCCTTGGATTTTTTCTGGAAAATTTTCTGAAAGGTCTTCTTTTATATCTTTAATTAAACCTTCATCAAATGCAATCCAGGCTCCACTTTTTTTAGCAAAACCCCATTGAATAAGCATATCAGCTATTTCATATTCAGTCCAAACACTTTTACCATCACTTCTTCCATGTCGAATTGGATATGTAACTTCTACGCCATCTTTTTCGTTTGTAGTCTTGCGCAAGAGAATTTTTGACCAATGCCCAATAATTTTATCTCCTTCTAAAATTTGATCAGATTTGTAACGTGGTTGAAATTCAAAAATCCAATCCGCATAATGTTGCAAAGCGTTGCCGCCAGAACTGTTAGTAAGTTTTGGATCTCCTTTTGCATATGGATTAATTTGAACGTTTGAGCGAACTTGAGATATAAGCCCACAAATATGTCCAAAAGTAGAAAGTGGTAACATAATTCTACGAAGAAAATTAGATGTTAAAACTGCTCCAGCTGCAACTTTAGCACTATCTTCAAAGCCTTTACTTAAATCATTTTTTGAAATAAGAGCGTCCATGCTATCAATAAGAAAATAGTAACGAGTATTTTCTGGATTATTTTTAATAAGTTCTAAAATTAATGTTGCAACATTTTCATAAATATTAGAGCGAAGAACAAAACATGTTCCCTTATCCCATTTTTCTGGGTCATCAACAAAATTAACTCCTGATATTTTTTTAACATTTGAATTTAAACGCCCCTCTGCTTTAACTAAGAAGCCTTTTGAATTGGGAACTGATTTTAAAAAATTATTCATAATAAGAAGTGCGGAGCTAGTTTTTCCGCCACCACTTACGCCAGTAAAACGAACAATTGCAGGAACCTCGAGTGCGCCACCAAGCTCTGAATCTAAAAGAAGAGAGCCAGTAGATACTTGAAAAATCTGCTCATCTTCAAAATTATAATGTGAATCTTTATTATCTTTAAGATGTGAAGATAATATGCTTTTACCTGTTAAGTTGCTTTCTTTTGCCATAAATTTAAAAATTCTCTTAAGTTTAGAACTTTATCTAAATCATATGACTTTTTGGTTTCAAAAACAAGATTATTATTTTCTATTTCAAATTTTTTTGTTTCTGGTAGTTCTAAATTAAATTTTTTATATTCTTTGTTTAAGAAATCTCTACCATCATCAGATAAAAACCAACACAAACTATTTAATTTAAATCCTGTTTCTAAATTTAACCAAAACTCTTCGTTTGGGAAAATATTTAATAAAGATTTGACCATTTTCATTTCTTTTGGCCAAATAATATCTTTATTATTTTTTAAGAATTTTTTTATAAATTCTTTTTTATTAAATATCTTTTGCTTCAAATACTGGGCACCCTTCACAAATGTCTTCTGTTACTTGAAAAATTTGCCTTGCTTCGCAAACATATCCTTTGATTGTGTAGTCTCCACCTTGGCAAGAACAACGTTTAATTAGCCTCTCCTCCATCTCTGAAGATCTAAATTTACATTTATTAAAATTTAAGTCGTCCATATTTATATATTACATATATTTGTAGCAAAGTCAAATATTTTTAATATCATTCATGATCATTTCTTTTACTAAATCATCAAAAGAAATTCTCGGTAACCATTTTAACTCTTCTTTTGCTTTAGATGGATTACCAAGTAATAAATCTACTTCTGCTGGCCTATAAAATAGAGAATTAATTTTTACTAAAATTTTGTTATTATAAATAAATTCCTCATCTATTCCATTGCCTTGCCAATAACCATATATTTTAATTAAAGCAAATGCTTTTTCAATAAATTCTTTTACTGTATGGGTTTCTCCAGAGGCTAATAAATATTCTTTAGGCTCGATTTGGTTAAGCATCATCCATATACCACGAACAAAATCTTTTGCATGACTCCAATCTCTTTTTGCATAAATATTTCCTAACTCTAACGGTTCAAATTCATATTCATTATCTATAGCTTTTTTAATTCTTGCTACTTCTTTTGTAATTTTTCTTGTTACAAATTCTTCTCCACGTCTAGGGCTTTCATGATTATATAATAATCCTTGAATTGCAAAAAGATTATAACTTTCTCTATATACTTTAACAATATGTCTTGCGGCTGCTTTTGCTGCTCCGTATGGACTTCTTGGTTTTAAAGGATGCTTTTCATCTTGAGGGCTATAATCAACATTACCAAGTTCTTCTGAAGATCCTGCATTATAAAATCTACAATTGGGAGAATGCTTTCTAATAGCTTCTAAACACCTTATAACTCCAACCGCATCAATATCAAAAGTTTGTTCTGGTATTTGCCAAGAAGCTCCAACAAAACTCTGTGCAGCTAAATTTATAAAATAATCTGGCTGAATTTCTCTTACTATATTGTCAATTGATTGAGAATCTGTCAAATCTCCAGTTATTAATTTAAATCTAGGATTAGGTAATAAATGCTTTATATTATGATGATTGTTTGTAGAAGCCCTTCTAACCATTCCAAATACTTCATAATCAGTTTCTTCTAATAAAAGATCTGCCATATAACTACCATCTTGACCAGTAACACCTGTGATAATAACTTTTTTAGGCATATTCATTATCATCATCATTATCATCATCATTATCTGATGAATCAAAAGTTTTTTGATTATCAATAGTATCTAGAAAAAATTTTTCTATTTTTGATAAAATATTATTATATTTTTCTTGGTAAATTTCTGTACTTTCTGTTACTTCATCACTATTTTGGAGTGCAGAATAAAAAACATTTTTTGGAGAATTTAAAATATCATTAATAATTTTTAAATCTGATTTTGCTATATTATGATGGGCAAATTTTTTCCAAGTTTTAATAAATTCTTTATGTACATGTTTTTTTTTAAATTCATTTTCTTCATTAATCATATTTGCCAATTGGTTAAAACAAAAGAATAGCATTGACCATTGAAGATTTTGCATAAATTTTGTCTCCAATGTTTGATCCATTGAATCGCGTAATTGTTTATGAATATCTTTATCTTTCATTATTTAATAGGACAAGCCCCACCTTCGCATTCAATACCATCTAAAGAATCACTGCCAATATTGTGATTTATATTAATGACTGGTTTTACTTTAGATTTTTTATTTTCATATGCTTCTTGTGTAATTTCTTCATACGGAGCTTGTTTAAAGCCATGCTTTTGTCTTAAAAGAAAACTTACTGATTTAATACCATTTTCATAATTTTCAGAAAGCCATTTTTTAAGATCTGCAAGTTCTTCTTCACTATAATAAGCCGTAACGCTAACAGCATTGTCTGACCAAACTTCTTGCAGTTTTTTAACCATTTCAAGTTGTTTGATTACTCCCATGTCATCTGCAAACAGTGCGCCATCTGGTGTTTCGCATGGAAATTCTACTACAACAGTATCATGATTTTCAGAGCCATCAAAATTAACAACGTATTCAACATTATACCCAAGATCACGGCAATAAGATACAAGTGGATCATTACTTGCCATGCGAACTCTACGAATATAATATTTAGAATAAGCAGGGTGAACACCTGGAGTTGAGCCACCCAAAAGACTTAAGGTTCCGCTTGGTTTAATTGTAGTTAACTTAATGCTACGATTCCATCCACGTTCTTTACTCCATTCTTTATCAAATTTACGAAGTTCTTTATAACAGGTATCCAACCATTCAATTTTATCTAAAGATTGGCAAATACCTGTTACACCTAACCCAAGACGCATATTTTTATGTACAATTTTATTCGTTTCTTCATGAATAAAAGGAAGTGCCGCAATAGCTTTTTGAGTTTTATACAAAAGTTTAGCACAAAGAACAAGCTCTTCTTTAGAAACTATATTATTTAAATATAATTCAGAAAGGTTACAACATTCATAAGATGCTAGACTGATTTCTCCACATGGATTTGTTCCTACAACGTTATCCTCATCTGTAGGATAGAGATTACTTTCTTTCATTGGGCCATCTTTAAGACGGCCATATTTTTGAGACAGAGGAAGGTTAAAAAATCCATATGGTTCACCTTTAGCGAATCCAGTTTCTGAATCTAATACATATCCATTACTCCAGATTTCATTTGAAATGTGTGAAAAATCATCTGCATAAATTGTATTATTAGACATTGCTCTCCAATTAGGAATATTTCCTAGGGACCAATTTTTAGCACGAAGAAAAAGATAATCATCTGGATCACCAATAGCAATTTGGGCGCTACGACGAACATTGCCAGAAACTACAATCCCACCAATAATATTACAAATATCAAGAACATCAATAGAGCGAAGTTTTTTACCTTCTCTTTGTTGGAAGATTTTATTAATCTTGTCAATACCATCAATAAGAATCTGTGGCCCACTAGCAATCCCACCGAACCCACCGATACGTTCTCCAGCGCCACGAATAAGAATTGTGGAATAATTAAATGATTTACCTTTGACAAAAAAAGCTTCGAGAACTCTTTCTAAAAGACGGATCCATCCTTCACGACTGTCAGGAACAATAAAATCAGCATCTTTTGTATTTTTATGAATTATATTAACATCTTTTTTAACTCTTGGAAGTTCATGAATATCTTCACGACGAATAGAAAAACCAACACCGCCGCCAAGCATAAGATTCTCAAATAAGAAAAGAAAAGAACGAATACTATTAATTGAAACATTCCAACAATTAAGAAGTGAATTTGCTCCAAAACGATCTACAGTTGGCGTTCCAAGTTGCCAAAGCATTCTCCCAGCGAAATTACATTTAAGATTAAAAATTAAATCAAAAAGTTGTTCCGCTTCTTCTTGTGTATAATTTGCACCAATTTTTTGAGCCCCATTAATACAACGACGAATAGTTTCGTGCCATTCTTCTGTTTTTCCGTCATCTTTAAGACGAGCATAAGTTCTTTTGTAAACTATATAACCTAACCCATTAAATCCCCAATTTGGTTGTTTATTGCTATACTTGTTGGCAAACTTTTCTGAAATAATTTCGGTACTCATCTTAGTAATATAAATTATACATCAATATGATATATGATGCAAAAAAATAAAAATTATCAAAATTAAAAATATATTACTGGACAGATTTTGGTGTATGGTTAAGATTACGTTTTTGTTTCCAATTTTTTACATAATCTTTTTTTACTGGATCATTTTTACTGCCCCCACGTTTTTCACTTAACTCTTTTGAAAGATCCATCATTTCACCAAATGTTCCAGCTTTATTTGTTTTATCCATAAACGCACGTTTAGAATAAGGATCTATATTAGCGTCTATACTTGCTTGTGGAACGATAAATTCACGATTCCATTTCAAGCCATTTTCGTCAATATATATCTTTTCATCATTCATATGAAAAAATATTTCTTGGATTTCTCCTGTTTCGGGATGACTAAACAAATAATAAGGCATACCTTATTTTACTTGTTTTTTATTCATTTTTCTAATTTGAGCAGCTTTAGGAGACATTCTACGTAATTCACCATTTGGCATACGCATATATTCAGTGCCATCTTTAAATTTAATTTTTTCTCCAATTGGTGTTATAGTATCCATATTAAATATTTTTCATAATATCTAAAATAGAATCTACCATTTTAGAATATGTAAATTGTTCTTGAAGTTTTAATCCTTCTATGTTTATTGAATTATTTTTAAAACGAGATTCTACTTTATCAAGACCGTCCAAGAATTCTTGGTCATCCCAATCAAATATATTTCCTTGATTAAATTCTAATCCTTGTTTAAAAAAGATATTATCATAACATGGTATTTTACCATTTGGTTGAATTAATACTGTATTTTTATCATTCATCCAATCCTTATAAGCATGGGCATTTAAACCAAGACAATGTTTTCCGAGTGATACACATTGAAATTCTGGTAATCCCCATCCTTCACCACCACTCATTGCTAATACAATGTCAGTATTATTTAATAAATCATTGTACATTTCGTTTGATGGCATATAACTTAAAAAGTTAATATTAAAATATTTTTGACCATTTAAGGCTTGATTAATAATTTGAGATTGAGTATTTGAATCTAGAAAATGATTAAAAATTGCACAATTTAAACTGTAATTAGGATTATTTCCATATTTTTTTGCCCATAAAGACAAGGTTTTTAAATGTCTTTTTCTTTGTGGTTCTAATTTTCCAAAAAGCCCAAACTGAATTGCTGTTAAATTTTTACGGTCTTTTTTGTTAAAATGTGTTTTATCAAAAGCTAATGGTATATAATCTACATTATTTAGCCCAAGGGACTTAAATATTGATACAGTATAGTTACTAGAAAATAAAACTTTTTCATTATTTCTAATAATATTTATTTCTGTTTGTGTTGGGCTATCTACTTCGTAAAATGAAAGAAGTATTTGTTTTTTTGAAAAACTTTCTAAGCTACCATTTAAATGCCAAAGTTTAAATATCGGATTATTTCGATTATATTCTTTATAAGAAGAATTAATTGAATATTGAATCCAAGACAAAAAATTTGTATCTTGTTTCTGTGAACTAATATCTATTTGCCCGATAGGAAATAAATGTATCTCTTGCTTTTTATTAAACAATTCTCTTAAAATTGAGAACGATACTTGTCCTAAAGACGTAGAATTTAATGGTAAATTAAAAGCTAATTTAGACACAAATTAAAAAGGAATTTCTTCAGTTTTATTTTCTTTGACTTCTTTTTTAGGTGCGGACTTTTTTTCCGCTTTTTCTATATTAATTGAAGAATCTGATGATTTTGGAGCGTTATTATCAAAATAAATTCTATAATCAGGTTGATTAGATCCTTCAGTTTTATATTTATTTTTAAATACCATTACGCTGATTTCTTCTCCAGACTTTGATTTAATTTTTCCGGTAAGAAATTGATTTCCGGTTTTAGATTTTTTGATCCAGAAAGCACCTGCTTCTTCGAGTTTTGGTTTTTCGTTATTTTCCATAATTCAAATATATTAACTAATTTTTATTTGTTTGTCAATTTTTTTTTGGCAAACTCGATAAATTTATTATGCCAATTAAGAACTGTCTGCGGGGTTACATTCAAAATTTGAGCTATTTCTGCATAATTTAAAATACGTTCTTTATTTGAAAAATATCTATAATAAATAGCTTGTTTTGTATTTGGGTCAGAAATTTGGTTAAATAAATCTATAATATTTTCTAAAATTTCTTTTTTATTTGAAATATTTTCTTTTTTACTATTTTCATTAATAAAAAATTCTAAATGATTATCTTCAATTGTCATTAATTTAGTATTTTTATTTTTATGATTCAGACAAAAAAAACGTACTTGATTTCCTAGCCAGGTAGAAAATTTAGACCCTTTAGTAGGGTTAAATGATTGCGCTGCGTTAAATATTATCCAATATTTATTATCATTTAAATCATTCAAGTCCAAGCCACATGATGAACAATACTTTTTACCGATGTTGAATAACATGCCACCATGCCTATTTACTAATTCTATTAAACTTTTATTACATTTTTTTTGTATAATTTTTTTTATTAGGGTTTCATCTTTAACAGATTTCATAAATTGAATATACATTATTTTTAATTATAGTCAAATAAAAAAATTTGATTTTTTAAAAATATAATATATAATCTTGTGAGCGAAGCGAGCAACGAAGCCGAACGAAGTGAGGATTCGATTACTTAAATTGTTCCTTTAGTCTAATTTTTTTTATACTTATGTCAAGCTTATTTTTAATTTTACTCTGTTGCATTGGGGCTTTAATTATACATTTATGGTTTTATTCTGATTTTTTCGCTTATTATGTAAAATCATTAAGATTTTTAATACCAGGTAAAATTTATGATTGGTTATTAATTGACAATTATCTTCATAATCAAGATCCAAATTTATCTTTTGATAGTTACATTGAATACCTTTTTGTTAAAAGATCATTTACAAAATCATTTAAAACGAAATTTTTTCTTAAACTTTTCTCTTGTATTACTTGTTTTACAGTATGGGTTTCATTTATAATAACAATATGTATCGGTAATATTTTATATTTAGGACTTGTTTTTATAATCTTACGTGTTTTGGATTTTATTCTTAGATACATACTTAAAAAGGCTATATAATTCATTATGAAAAAATTAGAATTTTGTAAACCCACTAAGTCTGTCACTGGATCATGGATTACTTTTGGATTAACCCAAGACCAAGAAGAACAAAAGAAAAACGGGTTTTATATTAATGTTATTAAACAAGCAGGATGGAATGATGAAACAAAAAATGGAACATTTAAAGAAAATGTAAATAATCCAGAAAAACATAAAAGGATCAAATTAAGTGAAAATGATATCGCAGAAGTTTTATTAGTTTTACAATCAAATGGATCCAAAAAATGGTCTACTGTTCATGCTGGTAAAACGCCAATTTTCGTTGAACCATTTATCAAAGAAGAAAATCATGTTGGGTATTTGATTAAGTTAGGTGGAATAGGAATTGCTTTAAATTTTGCGGAAACTCTTCGTTTACAAGAATATTTAAAATTGACTTTACAACAAATCTATTTATAATAGATTAATATGCGTAAAAAAAGAGTTTTATTTTTAACAGATTACGCTGGCGCATTTACAGGCTTTGGTAAGCAATGTAAATTATTACTTTCATATCTTTATAATACTAACAAATATGAAATTTTAAATGCCGCACAAGGAACTCCTAAAAATGGTCCGCATACATTAAAATATCCATGGAAAACAGTTGGAGTTCTTCCAGAAGATCCTCAAAAAATACAACAAATAAATCAAGACCCAAACATGGCAAGAGATGCAGCATATGGGGCTTTAGAGATAACTAATATTGTAAAAGATCTTAAACCAGATATTGTCTTTGCAATTAATGATACATGGGGTTCTCAATTTGTAGTAGATATGCCATTTTTCAATAAAGTTACAACAGTTTGTTGGAATACATTTGATTCATTACCATTACTACCAGACACTATACAAAAAGCTCCTAAAATAAATCATTATTGGACATGGAGTGATTTTGCTAGAAAAGAATTACATAAAAATGGATTTACTCATGTAAAGAATCAATATCCTCTTGTTAATACTAAAAATTTTTATAAATTACCTGACGATAAAATCGCTGAAATTAAAGCCCGCTTTGGAATACCTCAAGACGCTTTTATTATAGGATTTGTTTTTAGAAATCAATTACGCAAATTAATCAATACTCAAATTGAAGCGTATGCGATGTTCAAGAAAGCAAATCCAGAAATTAAAAATACATTTTTATATACTCATACACATTATGGAGAAGGATGGGATATCCATCGTTTATGTCAACAATATGGTGTAGATCCTAGAGAAGTTTTATGTACTTATGTCTGTAAAGAAACTAGGCAATATTTTATTGCACCATTTCATGGGCAAGATATTGAAAATCCTATTACAAAAAGAAAAACATTAATTACTGCAAATGTAGGCCTTGGAGTTTCAGATGAACAATTAAATGAAATTTATAATATCTTTTCATTATATTCGCATCCTGCTACGTCTGGAGCATGTGAATTGCCATGTGTAGAAGCGGCTTTAACAGAAAAAATCATAACAACGGCAGCATATTCTTTCGGTGAGGATATTATAGAAAATAATAAAGGTAGTATTCCAATTAAATTTACTTTTTATACTGAACATGGAACCCAATTTTTAAAATCTCAACCTTCTCCATATGAACTTTCAAAAATTTTTAAGAAAGTTTATGAAATGAAACCATCTGTAAAAAAACAAATGGAATTAGACTCTAGAAAATGGGCGGTTGATAACTATTCTATAGAAACTAATGGAAAAAAAATTGAAGAATTTTTAGATAACCAACCATTTGTTAATGAAGAAATTTTTAATTTTGATACACAGAATAATAATCAACAAAATCCAGAAGCAGTTATTCCTGATAATGCAGATAATAAATTATGGGTTAAATCACTTTATAAATTAATTTTAAATAGAGATGTATCAGATCAAGACGAGGGTTTAATACATTGGCTTCAAAAATTAGAACAAAATATCGCAAGAAATCAAATTGAAAATTATTTTCGTCAAGTAGCAAAAGAAGAAATTAATAAAAATACCCCTATTAATTTTGAAGAATTTTTAGATAAAGATGATAATGGAAAACGTGCTTTAATTGTTATTCCAGAAAGTATTGGAGACGTTTTTATGATAACAAGTCTTTTTGAATCATTCAAAGAAGTTTATCCATATTATAATTTATATGTAGCCACAAAACCAGAATATTTTGATATTTTAAATGGTAACCCTCTTATTCATAAAATTATACCATATATTCCACAAATGGATAACCTTTTATGGTTAGAGGGAGCCGGAGACCATAAAGGATTTTTTGAAATAGCATTCTTACCATATATAGGCACTCAAAGAATTTTAAATTATCTTCATAATGGTAAAGATATAATTCAATTCGAAATTAAAAAATAATATGCATATATTAGAACAATACGCTTTAAATTGTGGTTTGAAAATTGGTAAACCATATATATATGAAAAATATTTTCCATTACCGTTCGAAAAATATATTACATTTAACCCATTTGGTAAATTTAATTCTAGAAAATATGATTATTGGCAAGAAGTTATAGATTTATTAAATCCAATATTATTAAAAAATAATATAAAAATTGTCCAAATTGGTGGGCAAAACGAAAATGGGTATAACAATTGTTTTCATTTAATGGGTCAGACAAATTTTAATCAAACGGCTTTTATAATAAAAAATAGTTTATTACATTTTGGAGTAGACAGTTTCCCTATTCATATGGCCTCATATTATGATAAAAAAATTGTGGCATTATATTGTAATATGTATTCTTCACAATCAAAACCTTATTGGTCAAACCCAGATAATATTAAACTAATACAAGCTGATTTAAATAATAAAAAACCATCTTATTCAGCAGAAGAAAATCCAAAAACAATTAATAAAATTAAACCAGAAATAATTGCAAATTCAATTCTTGACTTTTTGAATATAAATGAAAAAATTAATTATGAAAGCATCTTTATTGGTGAAAAGTATGGTAATCATCTTATAGAATCTATTCCTTCGGTAATATTACCGCCAGAAATATTTTCGAATACACTCTTAAATATTCGTTTTGATTATATTGACGATATAGAAGAAAAAGATTATATCTGTACATTTAATAATTTAAACATAAGAAATTGTGTTATTATAACAGATAAGCCTCTTGATATTGAAAAATTCGAACTTTTTAAAAATAAAATAACAAATATTTTTTATGATATTACTAATGTAGACATCGATTTTAATTTTATTAATAAAACAAAATTTCTAGGTATAAAAATTGATTTTGTATTTAATAAATCCAAATGTTTAAATGATAATATTTTAAATGATAAAAAATTAAAATTAATAGAATACCCAGAATTAATACTTACTATAGAAAAACAAAATAAGCCTAACGATGATATTAAACTCGCTAAAATTTATAAAAGTAAAAAAATTCTTTTTGCGAATAACCAAACTTTTTTAAGTAAAATTGCATATTTAGAAAATAAACCAGTTAATATACTAAATGATATGGATACCTATCAAAAGATTTCAGATATAAATAACATAGATGCATTAATTGAAGAAGATGGCGATTATTGTTTATTTTATAAATAAAATTTGACATCAGTATAAAATATTGCCATACTCATATTATGTCAGAATATCGTTATAAAGACCAAATAAATAAATTTAAAAGAGATGTTAATGGACTTCTAGAATGTATTAGCTATACATTTAATCAAGATAATACAATTAATTGGAGGTCAATGATAAATAAAGAACATCTTGTTCCTAATCGTGACGCATTTAAAAACCAAAAAGATATTAATCTTAAAGAAATTGATGTATCGACACTAGCAGATAATCAATTGCTTATTCTTTTAGCTGGTATAAAAGAACTTGCGCAAATCCGTGGATATAAAAATGTATCTTACGATGTTATTCAGGCACAACCAGATTATGTTGCAGTTAAATGCACAATTAATTGGATGCCAAATTATGAAACGGATATGCAGGAAGTTTCATTTTCCGCTCTAGCAGATGCTCATTTAGACAATACCAAAGATTTTGCAAAAAATTTCTTAATGGCAATTGCTGAAAATCGTGCTTTTATTCGTGCTGTTCGTAGTTTTCTTAAAATTAATATTGTTGGTAATGATGAAATGGGTAAAACTACACATATTGATTCCGAAGTCGAGCCTAATACTTCAATTACCCAACCAGTCGCTCTTTTACAAAAGACAATGGAAGAGCATAATATTAATTTTGACCAAATAAAAGAAAGAGCAATCCAAAAAAAAATGGAAAATGCTGAAAATTGGTCTAAATTAGAAGATATATCTCCCTTAGCAATGTTTACCATTATTAGTGGAATTAAAAATAAAAATAAAAAATAAATTAATATTTAGACGGGTAAACTAAACTAGTATCAAAATCTTCTTGTTTCCAAGTTTCAATAATTATTTCAGGAGATTTAAAATCTAGTATTTTTTTTAAATCATACTTAAAACATTTAGGATAACTACGTTGATTATTTTCACAAGCAGTTGAGTAATCGTTATATTTATCATTACCAGTAAAAGATTCTTTGGATTCTGGTGTATGACATTCTATTTCAAGAGACATATCATCAATTTTTATAGGAATTTTTTCTTTTTTTAATTTAATGCCAACTTTTTTGCCGTTAGGACATGTGCTATATTTATCTTCATTAATTTTTCTTGAATCATTTGATGAATATAAGCATAGAAGGGACATTGGTCGCTCAAGATCTAAATTGCTTAGATCTCCTGATTTTGTACGTTTTGCATAAAATTCTACAGAATCGTTTTGAACAAATTCTATTTCAAAAAATAACATATACTTTTCTTCTTTTTCTATATAAAAAATTTCTTTTGGCTCAAAGGATAATGTTAACCATGAGTAACTCACTAAAATATTCGAATTATTTATTCGAACAGAATATTCTCCAAAATTTGAAGAGGTTTTTGTTGTATTTTGTATTTTTATAGCATCTTCTACTTTTTTATTCACTAACTCTATTTCCGTACCATAATTAACTGAAGCAATATGTCTACACAAAAAATTATTACGAATATCTGTAAAACCACTATTAGAATAGCTGCCAGGATCTGAAACAGTTGAATCTATATAAATAACTGGATCATTTATATTTGTTGCATTATGCGGAAATTTTTTTTGATCATCTGCTGGAACATTTTTAAAAATTTTATCAAACTGTGATTTATCAAATTTCCAATTATCCTTAAATACACGAAGCCCTCCACGTCCATAAGAAAGCTCATCATCTGTTTCATTTTCTTTTATAATTTTTGGCGCATAGAATCTAGAAAAATATAAAGAACCTAATCTTTTTTGAAATTCATTTAAAGTAAAAGCTTTTGAAGAATCATATTTTATTGATAAATTCACATTTGAAGAAACATTTCCTTTACAAATTGATTCTATTTTACCTGTTTTTCTCTCTTCGCATGAAGGGCAGTAACAACAATCATCTTCATCCTGTAAAGCTCCAAACGGTGAAACTTCATTAAAGTCAATAATTTCTGTATTTTCGTTATCATCAAATATGGATAATGACTTATTAGATATATTATCTTCTCCTAGAGGAAATAAAGATTCAAATGTTAAATCGTAAAGTTCTTGGAATAACATCGTTCCACCACCGCTTGACGAAGACGAAGACGACGATGACGATGATGAAGATGAAGAACATTTACAATCATCTAAACTTTCCCAATTACCATTATATGAGATATTACACGACCCATTTAATTTTACGGATTTAATCATCCCATGAAAATATTTTTTATATTTTGAAAAATCGGCTTCAGAAAATTTAAAATAATTTTTACAAAAATCTTGTTCTTTTATTTTATTATAAGTCTCTTTTCCATACTTCTTTTTTTTATACCATTTAAAAGCATCTTCTTCTGTATTAAATTTTTGAATTGTTGTTGATCCGGTATTAAACGGATCAGTTCCACCAGCTAAAGCCCTATTTACATGAATGGGTTTTCTGCCAAAAAATCGTTTTTTATTTTCAGATTTTTCAAAATCTGGTCCATAACCAAAACTGTAAAACTCATGAAAACAATGTGGTGAATTGATTTTAGACATATTAGAAATTTAATCTTCCGCCTCCAAATGGCACTGGATAAATAATTGGTACGCCATCAAAAACCATATTACACATCATTAAATCAGTTTGAACAAATTGCATAATATAATCTGTTTTAACTGTATTTGCTTCGCCTGGAGGTAGCCCTGGAATAGCTTCGTTATCATTAACTAAAACTCCCAATATAATTCTAGCTTTAGTTTGCTTTAAATCATTACCACTAGAAAAAACTACTGGCGCTAGTTCATCTTCCGAAGTATCGCCTTCGACCCAAACAATTTTTGCAGAATCAGGCTTTAAATTAGATACAGTAATTTCTAAAACAGCATAAAAATTTTTTCCAGGAAAACTTCCAGGAGCCTGTTTTTTAAAATCTAAACCCTGAATGTTTATTCGTTTATAATTTAAATATTGATTTTTTAATGATAATGCTGAATATAATCTAGAGTGATAATTTATTGCTAAGGAATATTTTGGATCTTGACTTGGACCATCTGATTTTTCTCTGGTTAAAAATATTTGAAAAGGATGGTTTGACCTAACTATTTGTGGTTTTGGAAATGAATAAGAATAATAATTTGACATAAAGTTACCCTTCAATTAATCCTGTAAATAAAAAGTCTTCTCCACTTACGGTGTACTTTGATATATTCCCACTAATATTATAAGGATTTGGTTTAGATATTTCTATATTTAATATACTATATGACCTTGAATAATTTGGTGGAATAAAAGTTATACCTGTATATTTATTTAATTCAGTGTTAAAATGTAATAGCACTCCTGTATATAAGTCTGGATTATTTACGTCTTTAAAACCAGTTCTTATATAATAATTTTTATCAAAATTATCTTCCCAAATAACACCAGAAATATCTATAGTTGTAAATTCATTAATATTTTTACTATAAATTCCAGAATTTTCTATTGTTAAATTATTATTATAAACAAATTCACCCGTCCATTGATTAGTAGATGGTCTTAATGTATTACCACCACGAAAATATCTATGAGGAATTATTATGGCATTAATATTATCTGTATTTCTAATTATATAATTATTATTTCCACTATCTCCAATATTAAAATAAGAGAATAATCTTAATTGGTTACCAACTCTATAACCAGTTACTCCAACATTATTTTGTAAAATTCCACCATCTTCATTATTATAAGCCCCTGTGGCTCCCGAGTTTAATTTCCTTATTAAATTTTGAGCAGAAGAAAAGAAAAATAAACCTGTATTCGTTTGACTGTAAAGAAAATTAATACCGTTTATATTTAAAGAGTCATTATTAGATAATAAATTTTCATTAAAAGTGATAATACCAGTTGCCGGTCTACTTCCAGTTACATAATTTAAAAATACTTTCTGAGGTTCTCCGTAGCCTGTGATACTTAAATTTTGCCATGTAAATGAATATCCTGTTGGTATAAAACCAGTTAATAATCCGGTTTTATAATATATAGCTGGTTGAAATCCAGTTGGATTTAAAATTTCACTGTTTACAATACCGCTTGCTGTAAAAATTGCCTCCCCAAAACCTGTTATGGTATCAAAAAATCTTTTTGGCCTATTATCTGTTCCATAAAAAATTTGAGCTGATCTTACTTTTACTACCGCAGACATAATATCTATAAGTTCTTATTGATATCATCTCCTAAAGGAAATAAAGATTCAAACGTTAAATCGTAAAGCTCTTGGAATAACATCGTTCCACCACCGCTTGACGAAGATGAAGATGAAGATGCGGATGAAGAAGACGAAGACGAAGATGAAGATGAAGATGAGGATGAACATTCACAAGTTAATCCTTCAATCGCCTGACAGATAAAACATCCAAATTTCGCATTATTTGCACAAGATATTTGTTCAACCCTAGCACTTTTCATAACTTCTGCCATGCCATTGTTATTCCATATCATTGTTGTACAATATCTTGGAGCGCATTTACCTATATATCGAGATGGAACAGTAATTTGTGGGCCTTTAAAACGAAAACTTCCAAGAGTTTTAAGCGTTGCTTTATTTATATAAGTGCACTCAGCACTTTTAAGCTCTTCGCCATTTTTCATTACTTTGCATTGTTTAGTCTCTTGTTTATCTTCTCCGTTTTCCCAACATGGATTTTTAATTACTAAATCCTCTTCATATAATTCTGCATAATATTCGCAACAATCACATATTGACCCTCCTTGGTTTCCAATGTAAGATTTATCTGAAAATTGTTGATACTCTTGACAGTCTTGGGTTACACCACCAGGTTCTAGATAATAATCCCATACAGTAGTTCTTTTATTACATGTAAAACATTGAGCGGCAAATCCATCATTATTTCCAAGCTCTGCTTCCCAAAAGGCTTTCCATGAACCATTTGGAATATTTTCTTTCTCATTAGACCATTTTAAAAAATTCATATTTTTAATAGGATCTTCATCAGCACTAATTGGCTGACATGGGACTGGACATAAATATCCATTAAGAGTTCCTTGAACTCCAACTTTAATCCATGGCCATCTAGGGTCTTCTGCTGGAGCTTTAGTTTCAATTAATTCGCAAAGTCCTTTTACAGCGTTTTGTTTTAATAGAATCGTCCCATTCCAGTTTTTATTATTTACGTCAATTCGAAGTGGTTGGTCAGCTGATTTTGCTGTTTCATATCGATACCAAATTTTTGGAGTTAAAGATGTGCAATCACATTGTAAACCTTCTACTTCTCCATTAACTTCAAGACGTATTCCGCCATATTGACCAGCAACTACTTTATCACAAAAAGCTGCACATTCTCCAACAAAAAGTTTTATATTATCGGGATACTCACAACATTTTTCACCAGAACTTGGCGAAGGACTCGAAGGACTTGGCGAACCAGGACCTGGAGGCCCAGGACTTGGCGAAGGGCCAGGACCTGGCCCAGGACCTGGCCCAGGACTTGGCGAAGGAGTTGGCGAAGGAGTTGGCGAAGGGCTAGGGCTTGGCGAAGGGCTTGGTCCTGGAGGACAAGGGTTATTATTCCATTTATCTTTTAAATAACAGTTTACAAAATTATCTTCTTGTACTGATAAAGATCTATTAAAAATTATTAATTCTGCAAAATAAAAATCTTGTAGGCCTTGCCCACTGTAACCTAAAGTATTTTTATAAGGTAAATCATTATCTTTTTGTAAAAAATAAAGTCCATTTAAAGGATAACTGATATCATTATGTAAAAATGTTGACCCATTCCCAAATGTATTATTATTACCACTATAAAACCATTTGTCTATATGAACATCATCAGAAATAAAATCTGGATAATCTTCTATAGAAAAACTTGGTCCAGAAGTTCCAGTCAATTCAACAGTTCCCGTTTCATTTATGCCTATAGAAACAATTCCTTTATTAAAACCGGTTGGTTCATAAATTGCACTTAGTTCTCTTAAACCATTAAATCTATTACCTGTTACTTGTAGATTAAATACTTTTACTGGATTTCCATATTCAGTTGAATTCCATTTATATGCAAAATATACTGTAATAGGTTTATTTAAATTTAATAATAGTTGTTGATTTATATTTACTAATTCAGTATTTGTTTTTAAATTGATAAATTTTTTATTTGAAGAGTCAACCACATATGGAATTCCAGATATAATGCTGTTATCAAAAACATATTGATTTATGGTTTTATCATAAATTTGTTTAACATAACCACTTATTGAAAAAGTTTCTAATGGAATAATAGAATCAAAATTCAATAAAAAATCTTTATCTAAAATACTTGCTTTAATTATTTCATTTGATATATTTTGATTTATTTTTACGGAATCGGATTGACCAATTTTTTGATTATATCCAGAATTATTTCCCCAGCCAATAATTAAATTTTCATTTTCTATAAATGCGATTGAATGATCATAACCAGCACTAATTTGTGAAACTTTTTTATTTTTTAAAAAATTGGGTATATTAATTTGTCCATAAGAATTATCACCCCAACCAGTAACAGTCCCGTCTGATAATAAAGCTATAGCATGATTGCCCCCAGCAGAAATTGATTTAACATTATTTAAATTTTTAGGAATATTTATTTGACCACCTTTATTAAATCCAAATCCTGTTACCTCTCCATTTTCTAATAAAATTAAACTATATCTCCATCCAGCTGAAATTTGTTTAGGGTTTTTGATATTTAAAGGAATATCAGTTTCTCCATAATTTAAATTATTTCCTGTTATACCACCCCATCCAGTTATAGTCCCATCTTCTAAAACTGCTAATCCATGATAATATCCAGCCGAAATTTGTTTAACACCAGTTATGCAATTATTTATCCAAATATCTTGCCCATGTAATGTTTTTCCAAATCCTGTAATTTGATTATTTTGTTCCAATAAACCTAAAACCCAATCAGTTTTTAGGTCTAAATCAGAATATTTTTCTTTGCCAAACAATACTTTTGAATAAAAAAGTTCATAATAGTCATTAGTATTTTCTGAGTCAATTTTCCCCCAAAAAATAGACTGACCATTATTTAATAAAGCGGTATTTAATAATCTTCCAGCATTAATTTTCTTTACGCCAATTCTATAGATATTTTTTGGAAAATTTAATTGTAAATTAGTATCTAATCCCCAACCAGTTATAAAATCTTGATCGGGAAATAATACTAAATTATGTTGATATCCAGCACTAATTTGTGGCTTCATACGTTTACCTTATACCTTTTAATACTATTACACATATTATTATA